TTCTTCAACTACAGGGTCGCATAATCCAACAGTAGTTGTAGAGCAATCTACAGCTTTACTACTAAAAGAAAGGGAAACCGAAAGCAGTAACCCCTGTATAAAGAGCCAAGCCATAGAATATAAATTTTTCAAAATCATTATTACTTTCTTTTACTTCAGTTATTTCTTTTTTTGTAATCCAATTTTTTTCATCTAACAAAAAACTTCCATCAGGGATTAAATGTTTATTTACTAGCCATTCTTCTTTTGCTTCCAAGCCTATTTTACCATTTATAGGCGGATATGTTCCAGCACTCCACATAGCATCAAAAACTCTATAGTCTTGCGTTAATAGACTCACAGCCGCAACTTTCATACCCATAGCATAAAGTTGCCTTGATAATTTTATTCTTTCACAGTTCTCATCTCTTATTGTCAAACCTTGAGCAATACCAAACACTTGAGTTTGAACAGCAGTTGAACTACCTGTCTTACAAACATCAGAATTATTGACTACAACTGATGGTGCGTTAGCTGTGCTTGGTGTTGAGGTAACTACAGTTGAACTTACTGTATTTGTTTCTGCGTATGAATAATTAGATATTACTAGGATAGTAAAAAAAACAAGGAATAAAATATTTTTCATTCCCCACAATTACACTCTTGTTCTTTAAAATTACAATCGCAAGGTTTAACCATTTTCACTATCCCATGCGTCTTGTAGTTCTTTTAGTTTTGCATTTACTTGAGCCTCAGTTGGTAATTCTGTAATAGGATTATCTACAATGTTTCCATCTATCCCAACTTTTTCAGTAAGACGCAAATTAGCATAAATTTTATTTTTGCTATCTGTCCATGTAAACCATTGTCCCTCATGAAAAGTAACTAAAGCATCTTCTATATGGTCTGGTCGCATATTATGTATCTCCCATTCTAATAAATGTTAATGAAGTTTGGTTGTTATCTGTATGCCCTCTTGTAGTTGCACCACTTTGAGCTGAACTAATACGAAGTCTTACTTTGTTATTTGATGTGTTAGTTACATCATATAAAACCGCATTAGATGCACCAAAATAAGCTGTTGCACCATGATCTGCACTAGCACAATATTTTGAAGCTATAGTTTGAACATTTGAAGAAAAACCATCGTTAGAACCTTGTAAAATCATTTCGTGATAATTTAACTCTCCACTATATGAAACAGCAGTATGGACAATAATTAAATAAACACCTGTTGATGGCATGGTAAAAACACCTGACGATTCTGTAACTGCTGAGCCAATTCTTGAATAATAAACATCATCTTCTTCATAGTTTATTGTTATTGGATTAGCACTTCCTGTAAAACTTGTTGTTAATCTAAAACTTCCCGCAACTTCAATTCCACCACCAGCACCAGAAACCGTGCCTGTAAAGGCAAAAGTATCATCTAGTTTTAGTCCTCTTGCTCTTGTTTTAATTAATGTCATCTATTCCTCTTTCGGATATTTGTCTTTTATTGGTTTAATGTGATCTGTTTTCCATTTAGTTATACCATTATGATAGATATAATCTAGTTGTTCTTCCCAAGATAAATACTCGGCTTTTCTATTTTCGTCTGCTTTTGCATTGTTTTCTAGTTTTGTTGCTTCAGTTTCTAATGCGTTTAATTGTTCATCAGTTGGTTTAGCTTTATCTTTTGCGTTCCATTCTTTAATGTAAACAACTCCGTCACCATCATCTTGAAGTTTTACTTCTTCAACAAAGTCTGGCGTTCTTCCTAAATATGCTATTATCTTTTTATCCATCATATTGCTTTAATCCTAAATCCTGCAAAATGAGAGGCATCTGAATTTGGTTGTATATCTTTATTGCTACCTGAATTTTGAAAAACCTGTATATAGATACTATCACCAACAGCAAAGTTTGAAATAGTATGAATATTCATAAATGGGTTTATACTACCTCCAGGTTTTGTTCTATAACCAGCTAAATTTACTGAATCTTTATAAATATATAAATCTGCTTGTTGTCCATCACCTAGACTTGACATATACATAGCGGCTGAAAAAAACCATAACCCAGCTTTGCCTGATGGAA